TTACACGTGATCCACGTATGAAAGAACGTAAGAAATACGGTCTCAAAGCAGCTCGTAGAGCACCACAGTTCTCAAAGAGATAATTCAACCGAATATCGAAAAAGAACAACAAACCCCGAAAATCCAGTATTTTCGGGGTTTTCTTTATATTCTGAAAATCTATCAGACATCCTCAAAACACACAAAAATGTTCCGGTAACTAACAGGTAACACACAGGTAACTAACACGAAAAAAGGTGTCCTCCGTAGGACTTTGTGTGTCCTCCGTAGGACAGAAAAAAAGACGGTATCAACCGCCTTTTTCAGTGCAATGGTCTATGATGCAAGACCGGACATCTTTTTTTGTGCGACAGTGACAGGAATAACCGTCCTTGAATATGATGTCATATCCGTCGTGCATGTTTCCAGTGATTCCGGAAATCATGTCTCTGTTCTTCTCTGCAATCTGCATCGTGTCAAACATTCCGCACTGGTCTTTTCTGACGAGGTCTTGCAGATACGCATTGACAGACATCCCCTTGTCATTAGCAAGAGATTTGATAATGCTTTTCATTCCTTTAGGAACTTTCAACTCTATTCGTTCATAGCGTTCCCTATCAAAAGCCTGTTTATATTCTTTTCTATCCATCGGTACACCTCCATCAAATCAAATTGATTGCCTCAAGTTTGGTCGGGAGTTCAACATGAGTATAGACGGTTTCTGTTACACCCTGCCCTTTATGCCCGACAATTTTCTTGATGAACCTTTCGTCAACTTTCTTTTCAGTGAGGAGAGAAATGCAGGTGTGTCTTGTATCATGCGGACGGTGTCCATCATAAACAGGTTCTTTTTTTGTTTCATCAATGATAAATTTTCCAAAACCGAACTCAAGCATCAGAGGAATCCAATAGGAATCATAATAATTCCGGTATTGGAAAGGTTCGTCGTCGGGTGTACAAATCAGATGGTCACATTTCCGGTTCATCCAGTATTCAAAGAACGGTACAATCTTTTCAGCGATGGGAACCTCTCTGATTCCTGCCTCTGTTTTGGATTCTTTCACATAGAACCATCGTTCATCAAGATGGATGTCCTTTTTCTCAAGGTCGAGGAGTTCTCCAATACGGACACCGGAATAAATCATAATAAGGATGACGGTCACATATATGTTTGAATCCTTGCATTTCCACAGAATAGAAATCTCTTTCTTTGAAAAAGGTTTCCGGTTGTATGCGTTCGGATTTCCCGCCTTGCTTATATCGACATATCTGACCATGTCTCTTTTATCTTGAGACACAATCTCGTGAATGACAGCATAGTCATACATGAGACCCCACAGGATTTTCAAGGTTTTAAGCGTGGGAGTATTTTTGCCGGAGCTATCGACGACACCTTGCAAGTGATCCAGTTTGATGTCAACAAATCTCATTTTCCACAGGGGTTTCGATGTGTTAAAAGCAGCCTTGTAACCATTCGTGTCCTTGATTTTTTCAAAATGGATTTCTGACCAATTCTCATACACTTCCTCGAAAGTAATAGTTGCATGGTGCAAATCAAAGGGGTCTTTGTTATATTCCGCTAATGCGGTGAGAGCCTCTTTGCGTGTCGGGTAATATCCGACGGTTATATATAATTGTTTTGATTTTCCGGTTATAGGGTCAATTTCCCACCCTTTTGTCTTTTTTGCTACATAGGGATTTCGTCGGTTTCCGGATAATTTATAGACCGACCCGAACCCGTTCGGTAGTTTCATTCAATCACCATCCTAAAAAAGAGTATAAAAAATAAAACCAATGCAAAAAGCACGGTTTTATGATAGAATGGTGTTTGCAGGATTCATCTATCAAAATGCTTTTTGCAGGGCATGAGATAAGAGATTCCACAAAGGCGATTCGTGTTGCAGCACGGGTCGTCTTTTTATGTGTAAATCTATTTTTCAGAGCCGACACCCAACAGGATGGCAGCAACACCGCCAACAGGAACAGCAAGCAGCAGGAGCAATCCCAAAAGCACAAGCACAACAGCGAGAACCATGAGGATAATTCCACAGACATTGTATGTCCGGTCGGAATATTCCTTTTTCACTGGAGCAGGTGTGTCATAGGATGCGGATGTGTGTCCGTTTCCGGATGATGCACTTTTCATCACATCAGAGACCCCGACGGTCGTTCGACTATACACTGCATTATAAGCAGCCTTTTTCGGGTCATTCACAATCCCCATTCCTTTTTTACCATAAAGAGGATTCACAGCCTTTTTGACCTGCCTCTTTACTTTTCCGGTAGTCCTTGCCTTTATGCTCTTTTTGACATTCGGTTTTCTGACACCGTATTTCATGCAAAACACCTCCATTCTTTTGGACAAATCTGTCACCTTGTACACTTTCCTTACGAAAGGAGGTGAGCAGGATGAAAGTTTTGTTATGGGAAACAAGAACCTCAAAAGGGTTCACGTTGATGGAGTTGGCGAAGAAATCCGGAATCGGAAAATCGACGCTCAACAACATCGAAAACGGTAAGGTGTCACCGACATTGTTTCAACTCGAAACGATAGCGATTGCACTGGGGGTCAAAATAACCGACCTGTTTGAATCCGAATACAAATAATTGTATCACATGACATGTTCCGTGAGTGGGAACGGGAGACGATTTCCACAATTATGGAAATGAACTCCGATATTTCCACAATCATGGAAATATGTGATATGATGTGTTTCGGAAAGGGGTGGTGTTCCCTTGCATTACAAAGAGACTATCATTGAGTTAGTCGGTAAGATACAAAGCGAAAAAGTCCTCAAGAGGATATATAAATTCGTTTTATATCTGTACACCCACGAGACTGGCAGTTGAAAAAGACTGTCAGTCTTTTTTGTTATCCGCTCTCAAAGAAATGTAATAATCAACAAGTCTGTCAAATGCCTCAATATCAGCGTCCGAGGCATACAAGAGAGTTTTTATCATATTTTTGCGAGATTCATTCTCACCCGCCATGATGCGGTCAATTCTTTCAAAAAAGTCGTCGTCGGATTCGACGAACATCTCTCCCTCTCCTGTAGTCAGCCACATATAATCAACGCTAAACTCTCGACAAATGGATTTTGTCATCTGTTCAGTGAGACTGCGTTCACCCTTTTCGATGCGGGAAATTGCAGTTTTCGTCACACCAAGTTTTTCACCGAATTTTTCAAGTGTAAGACCGAGAGAATTTCGCACATCCTTTATGCGTTCACCCTGCGTCATATAGAATCACCTCCTCTTTTTTTTCTAAAGCATAGCACGGTAACTGACAAAAATCAATAAAAAAGTAACCGGAGGCAACAAAAAAGTATTGACAAGGTGAACTGCGGTCACTATAATGTAACCAAAGGCAACAGATAGGAGGCGAAAAGATGGAACACATAAAAGTAAGTAGCGTATCAGAGGCATGGAGGGCAGCAGCAAGAATTTTCCCGACAGATTATGAAAAGAACGAGGAGAACAGCAAACGGGCGGGTTATCCAATTTATGAGACAACATCGACAGACGAGCGTTTTTCCGGATTTCACATTTCAGACCTAAACACAAGGCTAGAGGTAAACATGGGAAACGAAACGGTGACGATTTGGATTGAGGAGGACGCATTTGAAATTGTAGTCAAAGGACTGACTGAGGAGGAAAAAGAAAGCCTCAAGGAAGTGGTTGACAAGGAAATCCGGAGAATCAAATACCGGAGACATAAGGCTGAAACCTCAAATCTCCGGTATGTGATAGACCTAAATTCATAACAGATTAGAACTCATGTGAACAGCGGTTGCAATTTGCTCATTGAGTTCGGATTCGTTTTCGGGTGCATAGATGTTATCAAATTCTATGCACTCCGAAGAATCAAAAGCACAAAGAGAGAGTTCTGCGGGAACGGGTTCTCCACCGTCAGAATCGTCAAGAGGCTCAAGAATGGAAAGTTGCACATGGTACGATGCAACCGCAATTTTGTCATACATGGGTTACTTGAGCAATACAGACACATACGACATGTACCTGCAAAGGGTCAAGCCTTATGTGAATGTTAAGAAATTAAAGAAAATAGTTAGTAAACATTCAAAGCGAAAGGAGCGAGAAAAACATGAAAGAATGGAGAAAAGTGTTCGGAACGGAGGCAGAACAGCCGGAGGAGTTCGACACAACAGCGTCACCGACAACGGTATATCAGAGACGCAATATCAAGAAAGCAACGAAAGAGGATACAGACGGAAAGAAAATCACCGGATGGCAGCGAGAGGAGCGTGAAATGTCACGGGAGGAATATGACAGATTGACGCTCATGCAGGAGGTTGTTGCATCCAACACAACAGGAATCGTTGAATCCGTGACACAGTTTCAGAAAGATGCAGTCATCGACGAATACACACAACAGTTGATTGAGGAGGGGTTGATTTAATATGAAAATGCTTGTCGAAAGTCTGAAAAGAATGTACAAGAAAGGCACTCTCACCGAGGAACAGATCGCAGAGCGTGTCACAAAAGGAAGTATTTCAGCGGAGGAATATGAATACATCACGGGAGAAAAATATTCCGGTGGTGAGGCAAAATGACACCGCTTGAAATAATATCACGGTTGTGCGAGATAACGGAGGAGTTGTCCGGAATCGTGAAAAAGCAGCAAGAAATGATTGAACGCTCAAAAGTGGAGGAGGGGGTCAAAGAGGAACTCCGGAACATGGTCAATGAGGCAGACGGGAAACTGGATGTCCTTGAGTACCACATGAGACGATACTGCGACACCGACGACGTGGGAGCGTTCGGAAAGGAGCAGCCGAGTGACGATTGAACTCTCATTGTTGTTGAGCGGGATTTCCGTCGCATTTGCAACCTTTTTCGGGATTTCCAATAAAAAGCGGAATGACAAAAAGGATGCAGAGCAGGAGACGGAGGAACGTGCGACAGCGAACACACTCATGATGACAAAACTGGAGAACATTGCCGACGATGTAAAAGACATCAAACGTGACTACAAAGAGACACGGGCAGAGGTGCAGGATTTACACGACAGGGTTCTCATAGTTGAGCAGTCATTGAAATCGTATCACAAGAGACTGGACGGGATGAATTTGAATATTAAGACCGACCAATAACAGGAGGGCGGGAACAGGCAAGAATCAACCACATAAAGGAGGCAACAAGTGAACAAAAACAGGATGACGAACGCAGAGCGTCGCATGTATTTCCGGCATAAAAGAAAATTGTACCGGATAGAACAGCGGGCAGCAAAGCGGAAAAACAAAGTCTCCGGTCAGTTCATGAATCGTGTTGTTATCTGTATGATTCTTGCAGCATTTATCTACACAGTTGTGGCGATTATAGTGTTTGTGAGAGTGGGTGCTGAACCATCAACATTGACAGAGAATGTATTTCGATTCCTGTCAGTGGAGGGCGGTGCGATGGCACTCATTAAGTCAGTAAAGACGGTTACAAAGAAAGATACAGGAAAACAGCACGAGAACGAACCGGATGACATCAATGCAGACAATAATGAGGAGGTGCAGGGATGAAATTCATCGTTGAAAATTGGTTTGTTATCGTGGCAATAGCAGCAGTGGGAGGCTCTATCGGGTACGCAATTTATTCTTTTGTGAAAATGCCATCTGATAAGCAGTTGAACAAGGTCAGAGAGTGGCTCTTGTATGCGGTGACAAAAGCAGAAAAGGAACTGGGAGCAGGAACAGGGAAACTCAAACTCCGGTATGTGTACGACATGTTTGTGGCAAGGTTTGAGTGGCTTGCAAAGGTCATCACATTCGACATGTTCAGCATGATGGTGGACGAGGCTCTTGAGCAAATGAGAACGATGCTTGACAGCAATGAGGCGGTGCAGAAACTCATTGCGAACGAGGCAGGTGAGGGCAGTGAGTGAAATTGAGATTTTCATGTCACAGCACTGGAGCACGATGGTGACGGTGTACATCATCGGGGCAGCAGTTACATTCGTTTTGACGTTTGTTATTTTTTGGATGCTTGAAAGGCAGTCCGAAAAAGAGGAGCGGGAAAAAGAGTTGTTTCCGGAATACTACGAGGAACAGGAAACGAAACAGGACAGAATCATGGTCAAACTGACATTTTTCATTTTGTCGGTATTGGTGGCGGTGATATGGATAGGAGTTCCGTTCATACTGGCTTTTATATTCATTATGTCAGTGATAGATGATTCCGGAGATAAGAAACAAAAGGAGGAAAAGAAATGATTTCAAATTGCGGACACGACGAGAGAGGAAAATATTCCGGAGGAAAAGCCGGAGATCAGACGGGAACAGAGTGGCAGGTTATAAACTGGTATAACAGACCGTGGAAATGCGTTCTCCGTCATCCGGATGCAGCAACGAGAAAACTCATTGCACAGATGGCAAAGGCAGCAGCAGTCAACAATAAAATCGGATATGACCAGTCAGAGAGATACACATTTTGGGAGCATCTCAAGGCATCGAATTACGACCCTGCACAAATCACAATTGCGTGTGAGGCAGATTGTTCATCCGGTGTCGCTGCAATCGTAAAGGGTGCAGGATATAGACTGAAAAATGAGAAACTGAAAAATGTGAGCACTGCATGTTATACCGGAAACCTGCGGGCAGCACTCAAGGCAGCAGGATTCGAGGTGCTGACAGATAAAAAATATCTGACATCAGATGCGTATTTGCTTGAGGGCGACATTCTGTTGAACGATGGTGCTCATGTGGCGACGAACCTCACCAATGGAGCAAAGGCATCCGGAGGAGGTGCATCGCAGACAGTTCCAATCAATAGCAACGTGAAACTGGAGACCGCAAAAGGGTTCAACAAGAGCCTTGCAGGAACGTACAAGGTAACGGGAGCAGGAGCGTTGAATCTACGGTCGGGAGCAGGAACAGGAAAAGACAAGAAAGTCTTGACGACAATGCAGAGCGGAGAGACGTGTCAGTGTTATGGATATTACACGGATGTGTCCGGAGTGAAGTGGTTGTATGTAGCATATAAAAACGTGGTGGGATTTGCGTCGAGCAAATATCTCAAAAAGTAGCAGAGGAGGGCGAAAACATGTTATACTATTTAGGCAAAGGAACGGAGTTCAAAAAAGAGGACTGCAAGGAATACAAGACAATCGAGGGAGCGTTGAAAGCAGCAGCAAAAAACGAGGAACTGGTTGTGTGGGATGAAAACGGAAACGTCATCGGCTCACTCACGGACAATGTTCCGGAGGGAGCACTGGAGACAAATCCCGACGGTAGCGTGAACACCTACAATGCAGACGGGAACAAGGTCGGCACGATGACCGCAGAGGAACTCAAAGCAGCAACAACCCTCACCGATGAAAAGGATGCAGAGGGGCAGCAGGGCAACGCAGGAGCGTCCACAGACGACGAAAACGGAGGCACTGGAGGAAATACACCAGTAGAACCGGAAAACGGGCAGAATGGGGCAAATAGCGAGCAGGAGAACGGACAGCAGACCTACGGTGATGGAGACGATGCAGCAGGGCAGGAGACATCCGGAGACGATGAAAGAAAAACAGAGGAACAGGTGTCCGATTCTGACACAATCTATCCGGAAAAGACCACAAGAGCGATCGTTGATTGTGATGGTGCTCTGAATCTCCGTCGTTCTGCATCATGGGGCAATGAAAGCATCTGCGGACGTGCAGTGAGAGGACAGTCGTATTATATCAAGGCAATTCACACAGTAGAGGGAAAGAAAATGCTTGAGACTATCGACGGAATTTTCCTGTCCGGTCAGCCGGAGCATGTTCGCATCATTGAGGTGTAAGTTCCGGACGGGTGTGTTATAATAAAACAACGGGAGAACTCTCCGAGGAGTTTGAGTAACACACGGGTAACTGACAAAATCCTTGAAAAGCCTTATTTTTCAAGGGTCGGAATTATCAAAGAGATAATTTATACGAATCATTCGAGATATACAAAAAAGAAGTACACAGCAGCCCCGGAAATGCAATGTTTCCGGGGTTTTTCTTTGCATAGCAAAGCTA